TTCCTTGAGCGCCACATTGACATCGTCGAACTGCTTGAGGACGGCGTTCGCGCGTTCTGAAAGGCCTGCGACCGCGCCCTGGTCGATGGCGGCCTCGAGCGCGGCGGCGACCGCTTCCTCTGGTGTCTTGTAGCGGGTGGACTTGTCCTTGCCGAAGCGCTTGCCCTGACCAACCGGGTCAAAGACATAGTCCTTCTTCCGGGTGCCGAGGCCACCAAGGTCAATGCCGTCCACAATCACGCCGCCAAGCGCCTCCGCGATCTGGTCAAGCTGTTGCTGGGCCGCGCCCACCAGGCCCGAAGCCACCTTGACGTCGGCCTTGCCGTTCTTGAAGGTGTCGGCCTCGACCTCGCCCGTCTTGAAGGAGGCCCGCGCCACCGGCGTCTTGCCGAAGGCGGAGCCGATCAGGCCACCCGCGATGGAGCCGATGATATTGCCGCCCGGTATGGGGATGAAGGAGCCGATGGCCCCGCCGATCTGCGCCCCCGTGCCCGACATGTTGATGCCCAAGGCCTTGCCGAGGCCCGCCACCATGGTGCCCACCTGCGACCCGCCGAAGGCCTGCCCGAAGGCCTCCGCCGTGGTGCGGCCGAACACGCCCTTGAAGGTCTTGCCGAAGCTTTCAAAAACGGGCTTAAAAGACTTTTTAAGACCGTCTCCAAGGGGCTTCAGGAGCTCGCCCGCCTGCTTGAACGATTGCTTGATGCCCGACGCGAAGGTGCCGGTGGTGGTTTTCTCGTCTTTGCCATTATCCGCATCCCCGCCATTGCCAATATTGCCGAATCGTCCGCGTGGGGTGCGCGTGGCCTTTTTCTTTTCTTCGTCTTCGGCCTCTTTATTCTTGCCGAAGATCCCGCCGAGGATATTGCCCAGCCCGCCCTTGCCTGTGCCCTCGGGCGTCTTGCCCCCAGAGAAGACCATGGCCGAGAGCGTCTCGGCTATGGCGCGGCGTCCGATTCCGGCAAAGGATTTCCAGAAGTCCTTGATGCTGTCGATCTTGCCGCCCAACACATCGTCAATGGTGTCGGCGAGGCTGCGCTGGACATTCTCCCGGGCGTTGTCCCAGATCTTGGTGAATTCGTCCGCCGCCTCGTCATTGGCGTCGACAATATCGTCGAGGGACTTGCGCTCGGCCGTGACACGGACCTGAAGGCCGTCGATGACCGCGTTCCGGGCGCGGGTCAGGGTGGCCTCGTCAACACCCTTGGCCTTCGCCTCGTCCAGGAGCGCGAACGCTTCGGCGACCTTGCGCATCTCGGCAGCCACCGGGTCGGCGGCGTCGATCAGGCGGTTGAGGCCCGCCGTCAGATTTTCAACGTCCTCGGTGTGGCGTTTAACGCGCTTCTCATCGGCCTCCTTGAAGTCTTGATCAAGACCGGCAATTTTCTTTTCTGTTTCAGCGATCTCGGCATCCAGTGCGGAAATATGGGAATTCAGTCTGCGCAGTTTAGCGTCACGAGCGGGGTCAAGGTCTCCGCGCACCTGCCGCGATATGTCGGACCCGGACAGTCCCAGTATGCCTCCACCCCGCGTCGATGGGGCCTGTGCCGCAAGGGGGGCGCGGGCGGCGGCCAGACGCGCCCGCTCGGCCTTGAGCTCTTCCTGAAGGGTGCGAACCAGCTCATCACGCTCCTTTTTAAGCGCCGCCGCCCTTTCCTTGCTCGCGCCTGCAGCGTCACGGGTCAGACGTTCGATTTTGTCCAGCGTCTCGATCCGGGCCTTTTCGGCCTCGGTGACCTGATCCGTGCGATCCCGGAGCAACAGGTAGCCACCCACCAGCGCTGCAACAGCCACAGCCAGCAGGCCGATGGGGTTGGCGGCGAAGGCGGCATTCAGCGCCAGCATGGCATTGCGCATGCGGGTCGAGACCCGGACAAAGCGCCCGCCCGCGTCCACGGCGCGAAACAGGGACGCGGTAGTGGCCACCAGATTGGAAGCCATTAACGCCTGTGCCCCGGCGAGTGCCGAGGACGCAACCCGGAACGTGCCATAGGCCCCGGCCAGAGACACGATGACGTTCAGGTTTTCTGTTCCGAAGGCCGCCATATTGGCAAGACCCGCCCCCAGTGAGGCAATGACCGGGGCTGCCGCGCCTATGCTGCCCCGCAGATTGTCAATGGCCTCGACCAGTCCGCTGGTGGCCCCGGTGGCCTGATTCTGATCGTCGATGATCCGGGCCATCTCGTTGTTGAACTGGGTGCGCGCTTCGGCCACGGTACGCGGCAGCTTGGCAAATTCCGCCTCAATGGCCTCTCCCTGGGACAGGAAGGCCCGGGTGATCACTTCAGTGGTAAGTTCACCGGCTTCGGATAGCGCGCGCAGCTCACCGATAGTAACCCCGAGTCCCTCGGCAAGGCGACGCGCCACATCCGGGATGTTTTCCATTACGGAGCGGAGTTCCTCGCCCCGAAGTTCGCCCGATGCGAGGCCTTGAGAGAGCTGGAGGAGACCCGCGTTCATTTCCTGCGTTGCTGCCCCGCTGACACGCGACGACTTGGCGAGCAGTTCGGTGAACCGGGCCGACTGATTGGCGAGCGCGCCATATTCCTTGAGGGCGCGGGCGTTCCGGAAGAAGACCTGGCCAAAAGTTTCAAATTCGGCGCGGGCATCCTGGGCACGCCTGAACAAGTCCTTCATCACCGCCTGGACGTTGTCACCTTCGCGCGCCACAAGGTTCAGGCGGCCCCGCAGCAGGGCCATGGAGTCGGCGGACCGGACGGCCTGGCGGGCAAGCAATGTCAGGCCCGCCGCCGCAATGGCCCCGCGCAGGGAGATCATTTGGTCTTTGAGGGATCTTGACCTTTTACCCAGCTTCTCGGCCGCGCGGCCTGCCTGGTCGGCTTGCCTACCGAACTTGTCGGCACCCTTTGCCGCGCCCTGGGACGCCTTGTTGAGGCGTTCGAGTTCTTCCTTCGAGATCCGGATCTGGCCGACGAAGCCGGAGCCGTCGGCCTTGAGGCGGACACTGACAACTTGCTCCGTCATGTTTTTGCCCAGACTTTCAAAGCTTCGCTCTCCATTGCCTTCAGATCCATGAACAGGGCCGGGTTGACCTCTATTCCCATCATGTCGGCGGTGGGCCGGATGGCCGCGTAATCAAGCCCGGTGCGGCCACTCATGCCCGTGCGCCACTGTGTGCCGAGACCCAGAAACAGGCTGACGGCGTCCTGTTGATCGGGGCTGATCTCGACCTCGTCCCCGTGCCCGTCGCCCGCCAGCCGCTCTACTTCTTCTTCCGGCGCGCCCCAGCGGCGGAGCTCCTCCGCGAGCGCCGATTGGTTGCGCCCCCCGCCTTTGCCGCCGCCGGCCCAGAGGCGGGCGACGCGCCGGAGTTTTTTTCACGCACCTCCGGGGCTGCGGCGAGGAGGCGCATATAGGCATTGAGGACCGCGACCGGGACCATGGACTGGTCAAGCCAGGCATCGACCCATTCGGGTTCGAACGGCAGCGGCTCGCCGTTCTCGTCGGCGATGCCTTTCCAGTCCTTGATGATGCGCTGGGCGACTTCCCGGTTGATGGCCTCGTCATCCTGATCCGCTTCACCATCTGCGCCCGCGTCCATGAACAGCTTCTTGAACTCCTTGCGGCCGATGATCAGGAACTTGACCTCGATCCGGTTCTCGATGATCTCGCCGTTCTCGGTCACGCCGTCCCAGGTCACGGGCCACCAGGCTGTGCGGTCCTTCACCAGTTTGAACATAGGCTTGTCTCCCTTCTTTCAGGCCGACCGCCCTTGCGACGGGCGATTGAGGCCAATATCATTTAGTCGTGATCAGGATGTCGTCGGAGCCGGTGCTCACATTGGCCCGGAAGCCGAGCGTGTACATGAGCACGTCATCCTCTTCGGACTCGTCGATACCATTGAGCTGGAGCTGGTTCATGGCGATCTCGACAATGTTGCCGGCCACGGTGCCGTGGGCGATGGAAAGCGCCACTTCGGAGCCCTCCTGAAGCGTGGTGAAGTAGTTCTTGCCCGACACCTTGGGCGCTTCGATCACCAGGGACCCGGTGATGGTATGGTTGCCGCGCTTCACATAGCGGGAGCCCACCAGGTTCCTGAGATTGACACCCACGCCCATGGCGAATTCCATGCGCCGCAGCACGGCGGCATAGGAATCAAGCGTGAAGGTGGTGTTGTCGGTGTTGACTTCGACCGGCTCCTGAAAGGCGGAGAAGTCCGGGGTTCCGGGTGCGCTTTCGTCAAACGGCGTCGCGGCCGGCAGAAGGCCGGTGAATTCGAAGTTCCAGAACGGGTAGGCGCCGGCCTCGAGCGTGGCCCCGAACGTGCCGATGGCCCCGAGCGCCTTCCTGCGCTGGCTTTCATAGAAGTGGTGGAGGCTGATGCTGTCCCAGGGCGCGGTGCCCGGGGCCTGTTCGACCCGGTCCGGGGTCGCCTCGACACTGCCCGCAGCCATGCCGCAGGCCTGCAACAGGCG